CCGGTGTCGAAGCTAGCTTCTCTGAAGCTAAAAAAGGCGCAGACATATGCCAGAGAGCATACGTCGCCACAGGAAGGGGTCTGACAGTGAAGCTTTCAGATAAGGGGGCATCAACAGTGATGAACAAGGTTCCGCTGCTGATTGTGCTAAAGGCCGCAGAGAACCAACGCTATCGGGATCAAATGACCGGGAAAGCGAAGGTGAGGGATGATGAGTATGACTCGATGAGCAGATTCACGTTTCCGCAATGGGAGCTTTACGAAACCGTTGAGAGCATGATCAGAAATCATGAATCAGCTCACGGTGATATTGAGAACTTCAAAATTGCGAGAGCCAGGTCGCTGAGAGCATTTACCTTTGACTCGACGGTAGGGGTCAACATAAAACTGACCGATATGGTTGGCGAGCTGCTGTGCAAGGATGGATCGATGCTTGACCCGAATAGCTTCGCAATGGGAGCAAGATTCTACGCAGATCCTGAGAATGGACGTCTCAGACTTTGAGAGCTTTGATAAGCTACAAAAGGCTTGGTCATGTGAGGATCCGATGGCCGTTGTTGAGATAGCCAAACAGGAGCCAGATAGAAGCTTACAGATACAGGCATTTTGCACAGGAGCAGTCAGGGACCCCATGTCAGGTCTGGTTGATGCCATGAGCTGGTCATACGGAGAGAAACTCAGAGTGAGGCTGGAAGGGTTACTGCCAGACTCAGACGACGTTGGGCTAAGGTCACAAATATTAGCAGTGAGGCACGCTCCGTTCTTCTCAGAGGGAGAGAGGCAAAAATGGGTGAAAGCGATTCTTGACAACGCCAGAATTGAAGCTCCTGGCCGAACGGTTCAGGAGAGGTGCGACTATCTTCGCAGATGTTCAAGAGCAAAAGCAGACCTGACAGTGTTGGCAATGATATACAATCCTGCTCACAGACAGGATATCTGGATGTACATCATGACACTGCGAGGTGGAGTGTGTTTTCCGGTCGCTAGGCAGAGACCCAGCGAACAGTTCAATGAGGACAAGCCGGCATGGCTGGGGCCAGGCTCATACATTGTGATGGTGGGAGACAAAGATAGGCCAGATGTCGTACGAAGATACTTAATCAAAGTGATTGATGATCAAGTGATTGAGATCTCAAAGGAGGACGGAGACACATCAGGAGGGATAAACCTACACAATGTGCAGCGAAACCTAAGAAAGCTAGGCTTCAAAAAGCTTGGGAGTCGGCTAACTGAAAAGTACCTGGCCGACGCCAAAACAAACAAAGTATCAAAGCCAAGCGAGTACAAGAACCTGATCGGGCAGAACCCCAGAGTTCAGTGGATTTCTG